AAATTTATCATCAAAATTATAAAAGGAACCAGAAAAATTAGTGCTAGACACCATAGTGGAGTCATCGAGAATATTACCATCTTTCGGTACGAAAGATGGTAAACTCTTTTTCTTTTCTTTACCTAATGTAAATCCAAATAATTTCATAATATACTCACCATTCTATTAACTAGTTAATGTCCGAATAAATCCAGCTGCTTGTTCAACACCACCAGCGACACTTCCTAGTAAACTGGCATCACCACGTGTCCATAAATCATATGCAAATGTCACGGTAAATTCTTCAATTTCATCATTAGTACCCCAATTTAAATCAATAGCTTCGATTTCTGTAGGAAACATATTTTTAAAATCATATTTTGCAAGAGAACTACCATTTTTCCCTAGCTGTTCTACATAACCATCACGATACAGATTAGTCGCCCATTGAACTGCTGGGACGGATTGTTTATTTCCTTCTGCACTATTAATAATTTCCATCCACTCTTCAAACTTATCACGCATATTCCAATTTTCATCATTAATAATTGTTACAGTCCAATCCTCATATGTTCTATTACCGGGTACTTTTAAAATTCTCCCCATATAATTAACATCAACAGATGCTATGGTTGATGCTGGTAAATTCGCAGCTTTACACATAAACGAAAACCCACTACCAATATCACCAATATGAACCTTAAATAAATTAGGTCTTGCACCACCACCATATAACATTGACTTAAAGTTGCTAACATTAAACATTTTATTCTCCTTATTTTTTAATTATTCTTATTATATTTATAATTAGAAATTACCAACTACTTCATTAAATTCAACACCAGTTGCAACCGCAACAAAGTTCAATTGAATGAAATTAATTGATCTACTAGGTTTTATATAAATATCACCTATAAATCTATTAGAATCAATAACAGTTGGTGTATTATTAGTAGAATCACATACAACTTTAAAGTCATATAGTCCACGTCTGCCTTTAACGTCACGCAAGAATGGTTCTACCATAGATACAAACTGATTTCTAGTGAAATCGTCATTAAACTCAAATAATGATTGAGTGGAAGCCGCCTCTATTAATTCCTCTAAAACTATAAATAATCTTCTAACATTAATTCTATCAAAAGATGTAGATTTTCTAGTAAGTGTCTTATCACCATACAATATAGTACCTTGTCCAGGAAATGTACATACAGGATTTATTGATGCCTTATACAACATATCACGGTCAGTTTTATCTTGAGACATACGTAATTTAGTAACATTTTTAATACCACCACGATTGAAACCAGCGGGGGAGAACCATGGGTCTCTATTTTCGTCAGTCCTAGACATTACACCTGCTATGTCACCACATAATGGCACCCAACGGAACAATGACGAATCTACGTCATATTGATATTTAAAGTTAGAATCGGCAAATGCATAACTATGCATATCACTTCCACCTTCGGCACGTACATCGTCAAAAAAATCAATTATAGGTCCTACACCCTTATCTATATCAAAATCACCGGTTTCAGAATTAAACAATGAATGTCCAACTACTGATTCATGAGGTGATATAACAGCAACAACATCTCTTCTTGAATGTGCAATATTTACTAACTTTTTCACAAATTCTATATAATCTATCTTCGATAAATTATCGCCAGCACCAAACAACAAAGATATATCACTTACATCTTTATTCAAAAATGGTGATAATCCTCTATCTACATCAGTCCAATCCCCCATATCTATATCACCGTCATTTCCATCCGATAATATATATTCATGATTTACATTTGACAAGAGATTATAATAAGTACGAACCTCACCAATAACACTACTATTCCAAACATTCTTTAGATTCAGACTTTCTCTATAATCTAATGGTACACCTAGTATCCATACTAAGGATGATTGATTATTAATAGTACTAATCCAGTTATTTACACCACTACCTTTTGTAAGATTGACATATATCTCTGTTGGTATATCTTCACTTAAAAGTGTTTCTCTCTCCGTTATTACAACTGCTAAGTCATTAGAATCATCAAAGAACATATCGACATTATTGTTCCATTTTGAAGATGCAATCGTATCTATATCAATAAGATATATCTTAATGTTATTACCATGTTCACCTGGATATCTAGCTGCAAAAAATGAATCGCCAGTATATGTATCCACAAAAGATTGATCCTTAATCAAAACTCCTGTTGCAGACCTAATATTAAATAATGGACCTATACTTTCCAATATAAACTCACGCAAAACACCAAGATCATATAATGTATCAGTAATGTATATAAATTCATTTGTAGTGCTATCTGGTAAAATACCATATTGTGATACTGAACTTAATTCAGAACCACCTGAATATAATTTAATATTACCACCGACAAAACGTAAACCTGACGGCAAGTTAAAAGTATTACGTTGTGGTACAGCAACTTCAATACCAGTTACCGCGGTAAACGCATCGGCAGTTGTGATGTCAGTATAATCATATGTAAGAGCGCTTAAATCTAAATTAGCACCATGTGTCATACTAGTAACCACTATAGCACTAACACCTGACGAGTCATCTATTGTGACATCAACTGATAATATTGCTGGGGTTGCATCGGATGAAGTCACCGTTATAGTTGCATTAGTAGTTGCACCTACTACACCTAAACCAAATGATGGTCCAAATACTATAGTACCAAGATCAGTAGGCTCATCTAAAATACCAGATACAGTATCAGTCCACATACTGCCAACAGTAACAACACTAGATACATCACCAACTGGATTTTTTCTAAGATTTGGAAACTCTGCAAAATTAAGTCTTACATTATCATTCAGTACATCAATAGTCCATGGGTTATTAGGATCATTGGACAAATACGTCCCGGATCCCACATAATCCTTTTCCGTTTTGAGTTTTACCGTTACTGAATCATTAAGAGGTTGAAATACTGATGGAGTTCCTAAGTTATGAGTAAAATTTCCTGTCCAATCAGTAGGTACTCCCAATAATACATTATTTTCAGATAATGTAGTACCATTTGATGTTAAAACCTCACCAGATCCATCATACTCTACACCAATATTATAAGTAGTCCCTTCATAAAACGATCCCATACTATAAGGAGAAAATTTAAATGACTGATCAGAATCACCACTCCAACTAGACGGCGAATAAGACACCCCATCATTTACATAATTGTTGGCAACATCTGTTACACCAGTGCCTAAAGTATTAGAGAAACTTATAAACTTATGCATAACTTCTGTATCAGTCGTTGATGTAGAATCTACTGCATTAGTTGTTGTGAGTTCATTATATAATCGTGATATTTTTAAATCACTTGAGTAACTTAAATAGTTTTTAGCAGTAAAAAACGACTTAAAGTTATCATCTGTTGGTCTACCAAACGTATTCTTTAATTCTGTAGTAGTTGAAACCGTAGTTACACTGTTGGGCAACCCTAATGGTCCCCATGAAAATATACCAACTAAACCACCAGCTGTGGTTGCAGTTTGTGGTATTGAGTCTGTTAAATCGATTTCCGATACATTTACTCCTGGACTAATTTGAAAAGCCATTTCGATCTCCTTGTATGTTAATGGAATGTTATTTTATATATGATAATAATATTTATAATATTTAACATTCGGTAAGTCAATATTCTATATTGATTCCCATATATTCCCATCGTTATCCATCGTTATTTCTTTTTCTTCCTTATTATTTATAAACCCAAATGGAAGTATTTGTTCTTCCATATATCGGACTCTCTCTTTATATAATTCTTCTCTGATATTAATATCAGACAAATCCTTAAAATAATTATCAGTAGTTGCCCATGAAAACAATACCAAAGTATCTACTAAATCATCATTTCTACCACTATCTGCTTCAAATTTTAACCCTTTAGATATAAATGATGATAATTCATCAATAGTATTAAAATCATTCACTATTAATTTATCTTCTTCTATTAGTGATTTTAAGTTAAAACAACCAGTTTTTTTTGTAGCTTTTGTTGTTCTTACTCCTATATTAATATTCTTTCCTGTTTCATTTGATATAAATTGTCCTTTCCTTGGGTCAGTTTTAGTGTATATCATATTAGGATAC